ATAGCGTTCCAGTGTTCCAATGAAAACGGGCGGTGTAAAATCAATCACACCGCCCGCTGGTTACTTGATGTCCTCTTTCGAGGCGGACTTCTTTTTCTTTCCCTCCTTCTCGGGCGGGCTCATCATGTCGTAGGCGTCCGAAAGGACTTGCCTGCGCTGCTCGAGTGGGCGGTCCTGGAAAAAGACGGTCTCAAACTCCTTGACAAACCGCGCTTTCCCCATCGGGACACACGCCGACTCGATGAAGGTCACGCCATCGACAATCATGCCGAGATGCCGTAGATGCCGGCGGTGTAGAGTGCCGACGGTGACTTCAGCGTGGGAGCGGTGGCGCCGGAGGCCAGGGTGACAGTCAGCTCGTTGGCGTCACTGTCGTAGTTGGCGGCACTCACGCCGTTGAATACAGACGATGCTTCGGTGGCGATGGCCTCACCGTACTGTGCGGTCAGGTCATAGCCGCCGACCTTCTCGACGATCTTGTACTTGTTGGTGCCGGTGCTTACCAGCTCGACCTCGGTCAGCATGACAAGGTTGTCCTCCAGGTTGAAGTCCAGCTCAACATAGTCGAAGTCCTCGATGGCGTCGCGGGAGTTCTTGAACGCGAACGATACCGTCAGGGTGGCGGGGTTGCTGCTCGTGGGATGAGGGGTGACGGTGGGGTAGAGCGTGGTGATGGGGAAGCCACGGAGGGCGTCACCGACACGGCGGCCATAGACCACGTTGTTCTCATCGAAATAGAACAACTCGAAGGGCAGGTTCATCGCCTTGCTCAGCGAAGCGGCCAATGCGGGGTCGTGCTGGGCGAGGGTGAACGTGTCGGTCCTGGGACTGATGCCGGTGACCTGGTTGCCGCCGTAGCCCACGGCGCTCACGCTGGCCTCGCCGCCTTCCTTGGCGTACTCGACAAACGTGACAATGGGCATGATGCGGTCAGGACGGTCTGCATGGCACGCCTCCTTCAGGGATGATGCGGTGGGAGTCTCGGGGAACTCGAAACCAGCCTCAACGACCATAGCGCCGATGATGTGCGCCAGATCGAGAGGACACTGCGATTTGCCGGTGTTCAGCACACCGCGCTTACAATTACGGATAGGTCTCATTTTCTTGTGCAGTTATTGATTTTGACTTTTAATTGCAGATTAACGATGTTAATGGCGTCAATCGGCTCACTCACGGCGTTGCCTTGGGCATCGGTGTATGCGCCGTATCTGCCATAGGAGTAGTTCTCGGAATACTCATGCGGTATCTTGCCTCCATAACCCCAGTCGAGGCGGCGGTCACGCTCGAGCACCTCCATCAGCCTTCGGTATATCGGCCTGAGGATATTCTCGAACGAGTAGACCTTCCGCTGCTGGTTGCTCCAATCCTTCGTGCTTGAGCAGGCGATAAGCAGGTTCACCTTCGCCGTGGTGTAGTACTGGTGGCTCACAGGGTCTTCCTGGTTGCGCTTCTCCCTGATGGGAGAGAACAGGCAGACAACGGGGAACTTGCCCATGCCGGTCACCTCGGCCTTCGTCTTGTCGTCCAGGTCGTCCTTGAAGTAACGGGCGTTGCCGAACACATAGGACACATGGGGGTTATCGACGGCGACAAAGGTCTCGGGATTCAGCGCGTCGGGCATGGTGATTGTCAGACCATCACCCAGTTCCCTCACGGCATCGGCGAAAATATCCACTATCTCGCTGCTCATAGGTTGAAGGGATTGATGTGGGTTACCATGTTGTCAGACACCACGGCAAGAGAGTAGGGTGCAGAGGATTGCGTCCCTGCCCATACCATGAATCGGATGTTCCTGTCCACCATCTCGTTCCATACGGACACCTGCCTGCTGATGGGCGACACGACCTCGTTCTCATTCTTCCAGACGACAAGGCCTCGGTCAGTGGCCTGCGTGGCCGCGTCACGGAGGATGTAGAAGAAGACATAGTCGGCAAAGGATTCGCGCAGCTTGGACATCAGCATCTCGTAGCCTTCATTGGCTTCGAAAGCCAGGTCGTCCTTCTCGGCGGCATCCTTCTCGGCGATGTAAGTGTCGAGTGATACCGCCAAGGCATCACCGAGCATCTCGCAAAGGAACGCCAGCTGGTAGTGCCTGACATAACCCATGATGGCTATGTTCACGCTCAACTGGTTCTGGTTGGGCAATGCCTTCGCCGTGGCGTTCATGATCTGCCGCGGGCCGCTGGTGAAATATGAAACATCGATAAGCATGGTCAATCCTACTTCTTGGCTTTCTTTGAATTCTTGGGTGCCGCTTCCTTGGTGTCCTCCTTTACGGGAGTCTCCTTGGAGTCAGTGTTCTCGGTCACTTCCTTGCTGTCGCCCTCGGGCTCGACTTCCTTGGTGTCCTCCTCTACGGGGGCCTCCTTGGCATCAACCTCGGGAACTTCGGGAGTCTCGGGAACTACGGGCTGCTCCTGCTCCTGCTCCTTGTCGGTCTCAGGGACTTCGGGCTGCTCGGGTTCCTTGGGCTCTTTGGGCTCCTTCTCGGCGGGCTGCTCCACCTCATCGGCAATGGGGGTGATTTTCACCATCCCCAAAGCGATGCGGTAGCGGTTCTCCTGAAGCACCACGTCAGCCTGCGGACCTTCTAAGAGATACTTCATGACTTACGACTTGGTGATTGCGGTCTTCACGTCAGCAAGCGAACCGTAGGCGAATGCCCAAGGCATGTAAACAGCCCAGATGGCCTCTTCCTGACAGATGACTGCGACGTAGTTCTTCAGCTTAGTATTGACGTCCTCGGCGAACTCGATGCTCAGCGAGGTGTAGTCAATCAGGTCAGCGCCCTTCAAGAAGTCACCGACGAAGTACTTGCCGACGGGGATGCTGTTCATCTCGATGACGGGAACACCGCCGATGTACTTCACGCCGTTGTTGCCGACGACGAGGCCCAGGTTGCGGCCGGTCGTGTCCTTCTCGCACTCGATGGCGTTCACGGTGATGGGGTTCAGCACGATGGCGTTGGGGCTGTACTGAGCGTAGTTCATCACAGCGATGATAGTCTTAATGACGTCAGACGAGTTGGGCAGGGTAACGCTGTGGTAAGCGCCGTGCTGCACGGTGGCGGTGGTGCTGGCAGCGGTCAGGTCGCTGCTGTAGGCGAGACCCTTCAGCAGAATCTGGCGGTCGTTCATCTTGATGACATCATAGGTGGTGTTGGCGGCACTCACGCCGGTTGCGGCGAGGGTGATCTTCATACCTTCCAGGATGTCGGGCTGCGGGGCAGCGAACTCAAGGATTGTGTCGGCGCCACTGTTGTAGCTGGTGTACGAGCTCACACCGCCAGCTGCGATGCTCACGATGGGGCCAGTGATGATGGTCTCAACGGGGGTGCAGCCGGTCATGTTGGCGATACCGAGCATGTTCTCACTTGCTCCGTCGCCGAACAGCATACCCCAGTCCTCAGCGAGGTACATGCGGTCGGGCAGTGTGGCGATGAGCCATGAGCGCACGAAGATGCGGCTCTTGAGCATACGCTTAGACACCTTCAGGTGCGTACCGATGCGGGCGGTGTTGGCGGTGACCTCCTTCAGTGTGAATGCGCTCTCGGGGAGTTCGCCATTCTCGGTGACATAACGGAAGTTGCGGTCCACGCTGTCCACCTGGCCGAAGGTGTGGGTGGGGTGCTCGGGGTCGCCCTGCAGCACGTTCACGATGTCACGCAAGTGCAGCTTGGCAGGGTTGTACTTACTGAAGTAGCGGTTGTCCTGACGTGAAATCAGGTTGTCGCCGGTGTAGTTGGCACCGTCGGCACCGTTGGCGGTGATGCTTACGATGTCCTTCAGGCTGAATCCGTCGAAGGCACCCGACTTGCGGGTATTGCCCTGGACGAAGTCCTGGAACTTCTCGCTGTCCATCATCTCGTCAATCCTCTTGGCGAAGTTGCTGATCTGGTCATTGGTCACGCCAGACTGCTTCATCTTGGAGATGCTCTCGCCGAGGGTCTTGATTTGCTTGGCCAGCTCCTGGATTTCCTCGTTGGCCTTTACCTTGTGCTCGTCCTCGAAGCCCTTGATGGCTTCGTTGACCTGCTTCGTCACCTCATCCTTGGAGATAAGGCCTGCGATGGCATTGTCAACAATAGACTGCATCTTACCCTCAATGCTCTTGAGGAATGCGTCCTGCTGCTGCTCAAGTTCTTTCTTCTCTTGTTCAGTCATTGTTTTGCGATTTTGAAAAGGTTATTAACTAATCTTATCGCTCAGACCCTTGAAAAACATGGAAGTGACACTGTCGGCTTCCTTGCTCGCGGCGTCGGGCTGCTCACTCTTCGGAGTGTCGGTCAACGGCTCCTCGGTAGTTGCTCCCTCGCCGGGGGCGTCTTGCAATAATTTGTTTGCTTGGTAGACCTTGCCCCAGCAATGGGGGCAACGGACGTAGTTTGTGAAATCCTCCAGGGACTTCTCGGTGATGTTATCGACACCGCCCTCCTTGGAGAGCACAGCGTCGATGATGGCAATCACCTCGGCACGGATTTCGGGTTCCATCTCCTGCACGCGCTCGGCAACGATGTCCTGACGCAGCCAGCCGATATACATGCCGGCGTTCTCGATCACCTGCTGCTGGAACGTGTGCAGCTGCTCATCGTCAAAGTCAAACTGGTGGCCGCAATAGGGGCAGGTGACGATATTCCCGCCGTTCAGGGCCTTCAACATCAATATCAAGTCCATATCGAATTTCCTGCTTAACCGGTCGGTGAGATTGCACTTGGTCAAGGCCTGTCGCATGTACTCAACGGCATGGCGCACCTGCTCGTTGGTGGCCGTCTTGATGTCCACAAGGAACGTCGAAGGATTGGCGCCCCAGCCCATGAGGGTGGAGTACTCGTAGAGACGCCACTCAAGCACCTTGGCGCGGTTCTCCTCGTCACGCTTGATGGCAGTCACGCCGATGGAGTGCTCCATCTCGTGGCCGCACTCGGCATTCAGCTTGTACAGCTCCAGCACGTCGTGACCCAGCGCGGTGTTCTTGGCGATCCTGCCAGTCATCACCAGGTGGGTGTCGGTCTCGTAACCCTCGACGGGCACACCGATCTGCTTGTGCACGTCGTGATCGAGGAACCACTTCAGACGCTTGAAGCCCTCCTTCAGTGTCTTCTTGAACGAGCCGGGCATGGAAATGTCGCCCTGGCTGTCCATGATGTTGAATCCGTTGACCGCAACAGTTACCAATCCTTCCTGCTCGTCAACATCCTTGGTCTGCACGCCGTACCAGTTACCCTTGTACAGCACTTCCCTGTTCTGGTTGTTGTTCTTTCCCATCTTCCTGTTGTTGATTATTGTTAGTAATTGATGAATTGAAAATCTTCTCCACTGTGGCCAGTTCCTCATCGGTCATCTGCCACTTCAGCTTGCTCGCCAGCGGCAGCTCAGACTCCTCAATCATGGCCTCGCCGATTTGGCCTCGCCAGTCGTTAAGGGTGATGAGGCCCTTGTTGAACTGCTCCAGGCAACGCTCATTGACAAGTTTCTTGACCTCCTCGGCCTCCTTCAGCCCTTCCTGCAGGCAGTCAACGCCGGAGAAGTCGCAGTCAAGGTAGTACTTGCTTCCGCCCTCCTCCATACGCAGGAAGGTTGTGAAGTCCTTGCAGAAACGCTTGGCCAACGGGATGACGACTGATGAATACACAGCCTTCTCCGCTGTCGCCTGGTTGCTGAACGTAGCCTGGTCCTTGCGGGGAACAAGCACGCTCGGGATGCCGTAGGCACCCGCTATGGTGATGGCATCGGCAAGCGTCTCGTCAAACGGTTGCAGCTCGCTGATGCTGAGGTTCGTCCTAACAAATGACATGGGGATGTTCGAGACACCGAACGGGAACTGGCCCTCGCTGAAGCCGTAGGTGTCGGTGAGTTCCTTCACGAACGCCTTCTTCTCGTCGCTGGTCATGGCCACCGTGCCCGCCTTGTCCTGCTGCTGCTGGACGATGAAGCC